ATACGTCGATGGCTGGTTCGCCGGCGGTGTCTGTCGGGCCAGGGTTCGAAGACAGAGTCGCGAACGTTCATGAGCAGTCAGGCCCGGTGTCTGCTGCGATTGTGGCCAGGTCTTTGCCGATGACACAAATGCGGTTCAAGTGGCGCAATGAGTCGGGCGATAGGCCTGGCCGTCTGTTCGGTAACGAAACGTTGGCGCCTTTCGAGCGGCCCGGTTCGATGACCCGCCCGCAGTGGTTGGCGTTGTGCGAACGGCATGCCAGTTTGGGCGGTAACAGTTACACCCGTTTGACGGCTGCGGGCACGTTGCACCAGTTGCGGCCTGACTGGGTTGACATTGTGCTCGGTTCGGATGAGCTGCCTGAGTCTGCCAGTTTCGCCGCGGACGCTACAAAGGTCGGTTTCATCTACTGGCCAGGTGGCAGAGACAACGAAGGTGTGCAACCTGAGCTGTACACGACAGCCGAAGTGATCCATTGGGCACCTGAACCGCACCCGTTGTGGCCGTGGTTGGGTGAGTCGTGGGTGACTGCCATTCTGCGCGACATCGCTGCTGATGGTCAGGCCACCGATCACATACAAAAGTTTTTTGCGAACGCTGCAACGTCGAACATGGTTGTCAAAGCGGCTGAGGGTTTGAGCGAGGCACAGTTCTCTAAGTGGCGCGATTTGTTCGAGTCGAAGTATCAGGGCTCGGCGAACGCCTGGCGCAACATTTATTTGTCGCATGGCACTGACGTGCAGGTGGTCGGTAGTTCGTTGGGTGATTTGCGGATGGGTGATCTGCAAGGAGGGTTTGAGACTCGCATCGCTGTCAGGTCGCGTGTGCCGTCAACGATGCTCGGCACCCGTGAGGGTTTGGGCGGTTCGGCTTTGAACGCCGGAAACTATGACAGTGCGCGCAGGTTGTGGGCTGACGGTTTCCTTGTGCCCCACATGGAATCGTTTTGTGCAGCAGCAGAGATGGTGTTGCAGCGACCTGCCGGCCCTGTCGAGCTGACGTTTGACCCGCGCAGGGTGATGATATTGCAGGAGGACCGCACGCAGGCAGCAGACATTTTGCAGTCGCAGGCGTCGATCATTGAGACGTTGCACCGTGCAGGGTTCGAACCTGACGCTGCGGTGTCTGCTGCTGTGGACGGTGACCTGGCTGGCCTGTTGGGCAGCCACACAGGCCTGTCGTCGGTGCAGCTGATAGCACCAGGCTCGGGCGAAGACGGGGCGACAGTCTCAGAGTTCGAGCCAGCTAACGACTTCGAAGCGGTCGAACGTATGGCGCTGACGATCCAAAAAGTCTATTTGGGTGTCGGCAAAGTGGTCACAGTCGATGAGGCACGCATGCTGGTCAACGCGGCAGCGGCAGGCGAAAGAGTACAACTGACAGCAGGCAACCCGATTGAGGTTTCACCATGATTGACCGCAGGCTTTCCCGTTCGATGACTGACACACAGCCGACGATTGTGCGCCAGTTCTTCGACTGGGATATCTCGACACGTGGCGACGGTCGCACAATCGAAGGCATCGCTGTGCCGTGGGATGTGCCGGCGACGGTGTCAGACCAACAGGGCCGCTACGAAGAAATGTTCACCCGTGGCAGCTTCACCAAAACGTTGAACGAACGCGGTGTTGGCCGCGTCAAGTTGTACGTCAATCATGGTCACCAAAGGTCGGAGCTGCCTGTGGGTGTGGCCACACATTTGACAGAGGATGCTTTGGGTTTGCGTGGCACGTTCCGTGTTTCGAAGGTTGACGCTGGTGACCTGGCGCTCGAGCTGGTGCGTGACGGTGTGCTCGATTCTTTGTCTGTTGGTGTGATTGACCAGCCGCAAACGGCGCAGTGGTCAGGCCTCAAATCGGCGCAGTCGCCGTTTGGTACTGCGGTGACTCGCACCAGTGTCCGACTCGAGGAAGTGTCTCTGGTGCCGCACCCGGCCTATGAAGGCGCTACCATTACTGGCATACGCAGCACATCTCTTGATGGGCACACCGACGAAGAAGATCTGTCGGTGCCGCCTGGCGATGCCGCTGATCCCGAAACCGTCACACGTGGCATTTCGATCAGTGACCATGAACGCCGCCTCTGGATCGCACGATTCGGAGGTTTCACACATTTGGAGATGTGACAATGACCGATATCACCGTTCAGCCTTTGGCTGACATTCCGACCACACTTGAGGGTGTGCAGGCGCGACAGGCCGAACTACAGCCTGTCATCGCAGCTTTCCTTGCACGCGGCGACGACCTGACCGAAACCGAACACGCCGAATACGTTGCGCGCGGTGCCGAGTGGTCTGCTCTTGATACTGCCCGCACTTCGCTTGACGAAGCGCACACCGCAGAACTGGCCCGCCGTGAAGACCTTGGCGAGTCGTTGACCCGTTTCGCTTCGGCGCCAGGGTCAGTGCAACAGCCGTCCACCGCGACCCGTACACAGGGCCCGATTGACCGCAAGCGCAACCCGTTCGACCGTGACGAGATCAACCGTTCTGACTCGCCGTCAGACCTCATGGCACGCGCTATGTCCGCTGCCGAAGTGACGCCAGACTCGAGCGATTTGCGTCGCTCCGGTTTGACTGACCTGCTTGAGCGTCACGGCGATCAGCCGATGGCTGAGCTTGTGTTGCGTACCTGTTCACCTGAGTACAAGGCAGCTTTCGCTGCCCTTGTTCGCACTGGTGAGATTGGCAGCTTGTCTGACGATCAGCGTTCTGCGATCCAGTTCGCCGAGCGTTCGGCGCAGCAGGTTCGTGCGATGTCGACCGCTGACGCTGGTGGCGGTTATCTCATCCCGACTGACATTGAGCCGCAGATCACGCTCACCGCGTCTGGTTCACAGAACCCGATTTATGACATTGCTAGGCGGGTGCCGACCACTGGCACCACGTTGCGGAATGTTGGATCGCCGAACGCGGCGTGGTCGTGGGATGCTCAGAACGCTGAAGTCTCAGACGACAGCGTGACCCTGACGAACACCGACATCACCCTGTACTCGGCGAACGGGTTCATTCCTGTGTCGTTCGAAGCAGCAGCGTCTGTGCCGTCGATCATGTCGGAGATGTCACGTGTCCTCAATGGCGGCTACAACGATCTGGTCGGTGCCGCTTTGGCGACCGGTACGGGTTCGGGCCAGCCGTTCGGTATCAATGCTGCGCTTGCAGGTGTGACAAACGAAGTGAACAACGCCACTACCACAGTGCTCGTTGTCGCTGACCTTTACACCGTTTGGGATCAGTTGGCCACACGCCACCGTCGTAACGCACAGTGGATGATGAACAACGCTCAGATCAGCCGTATTCGCCAGTTCGCCACCGATGACGGCGCGAGCCTTTGGGTGCGTTTGGGTGAAGGTTCCGGCGCCGAGCTCATGGGCCGACCAGTTCACGAGAATAGCGACATGGACGCAGGGCTGGCCGCAGGAGACGACATCATGGTCTTGGGCAACTGGGAGCATTACGTCATCGCTGAGGGTGTCGGCACGATGGTTGACATCATTCCGCATGTCTTCGGTAGCAATGGTCGACCCACCGGCGCTCGTGGCATCTTCGCGAAGGCACGTCTCGGCGCTGACCTTGTCGACAATGCTTCATTCGTGCAGCTGACCGGCGTGGCATAGATCATGGCTACGGAGGTTTTTGACAACGCGTTTCTGAGCCTCGGCGGCACAGACATCAGCGACCACATCCAACAGATCAACCTGAGCTATTCGAAGGCTGAACTGACAGAGACAGCCATGTCAGACGCAAGTGTTGTCCGCAAGGGCGGGCTTGCAGACTGGTCTATTTCTGTGACCTGGATTCAAGACTTCGCAGCAGGCGAAGTTGATGCAACCATTTGGCCGCTTGTCGGCACAACGTTTGCGGTGGTGTTCCGGCCTGATGCTGGTGCTAAGGCGACAGCCAACCCTGAATGGACAGGCACAGGGTTCTTGCCTGAGTACAACTTTGGTGGATCGGTCGGCGATCTGCTGACCGCATCAACCACAATCAATGCTTCGAGTGACCTGACCAGGGCCACTTCGTAGCCATACCCCTTATGGTCAGAGCGGTGGCACTACAGTTGTGGTGTCACCGCTCGAACCGCTCGAAGGGCAACAGATGAAGTACACAGCTACAGAGTCGTTTGGTGTTCACGGTCAACCCGTCTGCCCGAAAGGCGACGTGGTCCCTGCCGT